ACAAACTTACAGGCTCCCTTTCCCTCAAGGTCGTGTGTAACGTTGCTAGTACGACACTCCTTCATAACCTTACCGGGTCTTGGTTTAGGACCATTGACCCGTCTAGGAACCATAGGAGTTACACGTTTAGGCGCAGCATTCGCCAAGGAGCCAAAATTTCTCATGGCAACTGGTGCGGCGTTTTTAGCAGCGCGAATAGTGGCAAGTTCTCTGTTCAAGGCGTTACGCGCAGCATTGTTTGCTGCGACTTGCTCAGGTGTCCGCGCAGCAGCCTTAGCATTCAGTTCATTTCTCATCTCCTGCGCCCATGATTTACCGTTCAAATTATTAAATGGACCTCCACTCATTTATTATATGCAATGTTTTTTATCAGCTGTACATACCCATTAGTGTTCTGACCTGAGTGCACCAGGCCGTCCAAGATAAAATAGGCACAGCTGTTGCCTGTATAGAACGCTTAATGATGACATCAAGAATATCAAACGTCTTTCTTATATTTACCACTTTATACATAGCGCTCAGATTGGTAATATCAAAAGGCGCTTTTTTTAGACGGCTATTGACAGCCTCATGAAGATTATATAAATACATACGCACGTATTTACCAAAATCTGCGTAGGTGTCGGGAATATTTACAGGATGTGCTAAAATATACGCGTTTAAATGTGTGCGACAAGTTTCACAAGCAAGTGACTTGTGTAAAGTAGTCAAAATGATTTTCCAAGCACGCTTTTCGTCACCCTGAAGACCAGGTAAGGGAGCAGAACCGGCCCGCTCACCAAGTGCATGAAGCAAGGTCCAAAAGACCGGTCCCCATTCTGTATTTTCAGGTACATTAATAGGTTGATTTCTACATTTACAACCCATTTGTGTCTTATTTTAGGTCATAATAAATTCTACTAAATAAAACGCTTAACGTCGGTATAAGACGTTACGCCCTGAAAGGATGTTCTTAAATTAAGTATTTAACGGTAAATAAATATAAACATGTATAGTATATGAGTCATTCTGAATTAGATATTGAACACTGGAACCCAGATTTAGAACAAGTTGTGAAAAACGACGGTGAGCAATGCCAATCATTGTTTTGGATGCATAATGAAGCAGCTAATTTGAACGCTAAATGCAATGACAGAATTCAGATTCCGGCAATTATATTAGCCTCAGTAACCGGATTCTTATCTGCCACATCAACGCTTATTCCACCAGTAGGGATTGGTGCTATGGCACTCAGTGTAGGAATTCTGAACACTATTAATTCATATTATAAATTTAGTCAAATATCAGAGGCTCACAGTTTAACAGCAAAACTATATTTTAAAGCATATAAGATAACAGAAACAGAATTAGCTTTACCAATACACCAACGGGAGCACGCGATTACGATTCTTCAAAATCTTAGAGACACTATGGTACGTATATCAGAAATTGCGCCACCTTTACCGTCGTCCGTAGTATCAAAATATAACAATACCTTCAAGACATCAGTAGTTACCAAACCTATTATTGCTGCTGGAATGGTACCGATTACAATTTGTGTGGATAAACAAGATAAAGTTGATTTAGTCAATTTAACTCTACCGAACACAGTTGATATAAGTTCAAACACAATGGAACAATGGCCCACAATAAAACGACAAAAGTAAATCATTATTGTCAAATACTTAACCAAAGATAAACTTGGCAGTCATAATAAATTGTTCATTATTTTTAGACTCATTATATACATGATATAGCGCATAATTTTTATTTGTTAAATCATTTATCATATACTTATAATTAGGAATAACAACACAAGGAACTTCATTATAAATTCTCCAAAGATTAAACCACATATCGTCTGCTGTTTTACATAATCTAAGATAATCAGTAGAAAAGATTCCATGGGTATATTTTGGATGTATCTTTCTTTGAAACATAGACGGATGATATAAAACCGCACCCTTCCCAGTATGAAAATTATGAATGTCCATAAAACGAGCCCTTGATAATTTATATACACTTAAATCGTCGCTGTCTAAGAAAAATCCACGACATGAAATACAAGCACCGGTATTTTTATAGTCGTTAATCATAGTTTCAATAAGAGTGGGCGCATAGATAGTATCATCATCTACTGTAATAATAATTTCATCAGAAGACCATTTGTCTTTCAATAAGGGTAAAAGTTTTCGAAATGGACCCGTATTTTCTGTGTAAATAATATTCACCGGTAGATTTTGTAACCAACCTGGAACAATAGGATACCCTTTATCAAGTAGATATTCATTAGAAGAAAGATATAAAAATATTGCATCTGCCTTTATAGTCTGATTTAAAAGACTTTTAATACAACCTTCCAGAATTTTTTCGTTAGCATATATTGATGTAAGTGATACATTTATTTTCATTCTATTATTATGATTTGTTAAATGCTTAAATATAAATCACCTGTTCAAGTAGGTATGAATAAAATATACATCCGAACAGAGGATATACCTAATGAGTTTCGTACACCCTTAGTACCGTCCGATGTTAGAAAACTTATTAAAAAAGGTTTTCAAGTCTATGTCCAAACATCAAAGAATCGCATTTACAAGGATTCAGAGTATTCACATGCTGGTGCCGTTTTAACGACTCAGAAGTGGTATAATAAAACATATAAAGATGCCTATATAGTGGGCTTAAAAGAAATATATGACTTGTCATATTTAGATAACCACACACATATCTATTTTTCACATTGTTTTAAAAATCAAACAAACTGTCAGGAAATATTGACCGAATTCAAAGAATCCAACAGTATAATCCACGATTTTGAGTATTTTCTAGATAAAAATAATAAACGTATTATAGCCTTTGGTTCTTATGCAGGACAAGTGGGTGCCTCTCTAGGTCTAATACAATATTATAACAAAATAAATAACATCAAAACCTCAAAATTAAAGCCCTGGTCCTCAAAGCAAGAAATGTATGAAGCTATCAAGAACCATACCATAAAAAATCTTAAAATTGCAATTATAGGCGCCAATGGGCGCTGTGGCCAAGGTGTTCAGAAAGTTCTTCAAGACTTATCAAAACCCTATGACAAATTGGATAAGACTGCAGACTTTAGCACACTGGAACAATATGATATAATATATAACTGTATATTACTTGATACATCTTACAATAAGGTTTGGTTTTCAAGTCAATCAGAATTTAATAAACCCTTAGTTATAGTGGATATAAGTTGTGATTATTCAAAGCCTAACAATCCGATTCAAATATATAAGACGGCAACCACCTGGAATGAACCTGTCTTTTATTACAACAACTACGTAGATATTATTGCCATTGATAATTTACCATCGCTTTTACCTAAGGAAAGTTCTGATGAATTTTCAAATATTTTCAGAGGTCTTTTATGTCTAAGACAACAAGATGAACAAAATCCAATTTGGCAAAAAAATTTACAAATTTACCGTGAAAAAAGTGAAAAAGTAGAAAAAATTGAAGACACATAGTTCCCAAACTTTTAGATTGACACGATTTACACACTTAGCCAAAGAAGCTAAAATGTCTTGCACCCGTGTTATTGACTACAGTGCCAAGCTGCGCGCGCTCCACAACGCTGACCCCGTGCTAAACGCCATGCTAAACGGCACAGGACCCAGCTGGGGTGACCTTATCCTTATGGATGGACCTGAGGAGACGATGGCGGAGAAGCAGCTGTTTAAGATGCGCCAGCAGCAGGCTGCTGCCCGCTATGAGGAGATGATGATGCTTGAGGCAGAGGAGCTCAAGCGCCTGCAGATGCAGTGGGACAAGGAGGCACAGGAGGACGCCAAGTACATCACGGCCCTTTGGGCTTCTGAGGCGTACTGGGTCAACAATCACTGCAACTGTAATGAGACCGACGTGGAGAATCATGTGTCTGAGGATGGTAAGCCGTGCATGTGCTTTCAGAAGATTCACCTTGATGAGGCTGGTGAGCCTGAGGAGTGTCGTTTCTTCAACAGCCCGGCTGGATGCCGTGACGGTGACAAGTGCTTCTATAAGCACATTGAGCGCAACCCGGCCGAAATGCAGTGCCGCTTCGAGCTGAGTGATGTTGGCTGTAACCCTGGCTTTGGTCGCAAGTGCCCGTACAAGCACACGAAGCCTCAGGTTCCTGTGAGCGATGTGATGTGTCGCTTCAACTTCAAGTGCAAGCCCCGCAAGGGCACCACGTGCCCGTACAAGCACGGCTTTTAAGTACTAAAGCATAAATAACTAAATAAAAAATAAAAGATTTTTTGCCTCATTTTATTTTTTCTTGTTTCTATCTAGGTGTACATGGATTTTCCTATTGAATCCATAGAAAATATAAATTGTCCAAAGGCGCAAACTATCTTATGTGGTAAATACACCTTGGCCAAGGGTTTGTGTGTAAAGTCAAAACGTGAGTGTAATAAACGTACGCGAAAATCACGTCCCATATTGAATCTTGAAGCCAGTAGTAAAGGAAGGAGCTTTGGTTATGTAGTTGATAATTTAGGACGTGGTTGTTATCCCACAGAACTCAAAATGGATTTTGAAAAGATAAATACTCATTATGATACGATTCCCGATTCTTTTAAACTAATGACATATAATATTTGGGGGCTTTCTACCAAGGAAAAATTTAAGAAACTATTTAAGTTACGTAAGAACCTGTTATTAGACATACTCAAGGAATCAAATGCCGACTTAATGTGTTTTCAGGAAATGAGTCACGAATCCTACTTAGAGTTAGCTGAATTTATCAAGACCTATAAATATGCATCTGAAATTCCCTATCCAGCAAACAAAACCGAACGTAATCGCAATGTAGAGGTCTATTTTTTGTCTAAATATACACCGAAACGCGTTGCCGTTTACGGTCTTCCTGGTGTATTAAATTATGAAAATTCCATGTGTGTAGTTGAATTTCCCAATCTTATCATTTTTAATTTATATATTCAAGCGGGTTCTAAGGCATCTATAGGGCAAGAAAAGACCTGGATTCATTTTAGTCGTTGTCGTTATGACTTGTTAGATAATGTGTATAACATGATAAAAAAGCACTACTCCAGAAATAATGTAGTTATATGTGGTGATTTTAATTTTCACCTTGACGGTGACAAATCAGATTGGCCAGAAATGGAAATCATTCACAAATTAAAAACTGAAATGGGTTTCATAGATACCTATAGACATCTGAATAAAGATGCAGGTCTAAGTGAAGATACCGACAAGAACCTTATGAGATTCAATCAGAAATTAGTAGATAAGAAATACCGTTATGACGGTATATTGTATAAGCCAGCACTCAAATCATGGAGACTAGAAGATTCAAAGCTCATCGGTCAAGAATTAAAATACCTTAACCAAAAAGATTCAAAGTGGTTCTTTGAAACAGTATCAGAAGCAACCAAACAAGATAAAACAGTTGCAGAATTAAAAGGTGTCAAACACAATAAAACTGGATATAATCTTCCTATTAACGCATCGGACCACTTTGGTGTATTAACTGAATTTACCTATAATGTCGAATAAGTTTATTCGATAATAGCGCATAAACTGTCGGTACAATTAAATTCACTGTGATTAATCCTAATCTAATGATTAGCGACCCATCAATTTTAATTCCGTAGAAATTAAGCCCTAATTCATGTAATAAACTATATTTTTCAATGCGTGTCATTTCATCGGTAGAGAATAGCTCATGTTTATAAAGATAATAAATTACTTGTTTTTCCTTATTATTTAGTAGACAGATTTGGTAAATATACCATATCAAGGATAACGATTTAATAATAACACCAGCAATATCAGTGTAACGATTGTTATATAATATATTCACTAAATCAATCGGAATATGATATGTTAAAATAATGAATCCCATGAAAACAACAAAGTTCCAGTGTTTTCCAAAGACCTTAATTGCCTTATGGTGAATTTTATAAGATTTATAAAACTCTTCTATGTTTGGTCGACTACGTTTAATGCTTTTTAGCCATATATTAATACTCTGTGTTCTTTGAGCCAATTTTATACATATAAAATAATATAAGAGAGAGCAAATTGAGAAATAAAAGTACCAAGCAACTGACATATAAATATTACCAATTTGTATCAGTATATCTTTTTCCGTATGATAACCAAATTGAATAAATGCGTCATATAACCAATACAGCATAAATATACTATAAAAGAATAAGCTAGTATTTTCTGTAATACGGTCAATAGATGTGTGTTCAAAACAACTTGTTGTTTGCCACGATAAATATTTATACATCAAATAATTATATGCAATAAATGCAATAAATAAATCAATACTGTATAATATAGGTTCAAATAAATAGTAATTAGAATAATATAGAGGACTAAAAACTGACCCAATCAGAATTGTAGAAGCAAATAATGGCAAGGGTTTGTAAAAATACGTATTGATAAAAGGTATAAGAGTTATATCAAACATGCGGTGTATGTATTTTTCACATGATGGTATTTCATCTATTTGACTCATTAGTATAATATTTTATTTTATATTTAACGTCCAATACTTAAGTCAAGAAAGCTCCTACTTACCGTCAAATACTTAAGTTAAGAACATCCTTTAGTGTGTTCTTAACTTAAGTACTTAACTTCGGTATGAGACGTTATAAAAGGATTCGGTACGTGTAACATTTCTATCCCATATTACATCAAAGGTGTTAGCCTTCGGCCAAAGATAATTGACCTTAGAATCAGGAAACAGCACTTCTAGACGTCGCTTAATTTCGTTACCAAAGGCCTCATCAAAGACACAACAGGGGTCTGACTCTGACCACTTCAGATTTGGCTTAGTCCAACGATACATTAGAGCGCTACCCTTTGACGCCTCTGTAAGAACGCCATTATAGATTTCAGCAACAGTGCGCTCAATACGAAGCTTTCGTTCAGTATATGGAAGCATCATCAGGTCAATAACCGTATGAGGATAAGGATTTGCGTTAATCAACTTAAAACAAAGTGCAAAGAAAGTGTAGTAAATAAGATACATTTTATTTTTCATCATAAAAACACTAAGAAACAGTTTTCAATTTTATAAAATAAAGTAAAAATTTGAAGAATAAGATTATATCATAATCTCACGCTAAAATGCCACCAATGAAGAGTATTTATAATTTGCTAAGTGACGCCTTTGAAAGAATTCAACAAGATGAACGCAATTATATTAAACATGTGACCGATAAATATAAGATAACGATTACTAGTAATTCTATGTCAGGTACAGCCAACCTTGAATTATTTCTCAATGGACGTGATGAGCTATTTGATTACGATGATTCGAACAGTCTTTTCAATAATGATACATGGTCCGATTTCTGTATGGTATTCGAAAGTCAGATTCCAATTATGAATAATAGTCTTGCCAACGCTATTGTAGCCATACGCTCCAATAACAATTCGTTTATTACAGCAAATGAATTCTTGAGAAGTCTTGTACCACCAGCTGTAGTAATTCCTCAAAATGAATTTATTACAGATGACTTTGAGGAAATGCCACAAATTGATAATCAGATTACAGATGCTGAAAATCCAGACCAAGCTTATGAATCGGATGATTAAGCCGTTATTCTGACTCATCTAGTTTCTGAAACTGAATACCTAAGGTCTTCATATTGTCAATAATACGCTTTATATCATCCTTCGCTCTAAGTTGAAGGCCGATTACAGCAGGTCCAGTCTCCTTATTAATAAGGCGTGTATAACGAAAGTAAATAATGTCATCACTAGGTCCCAAAACCTTCGTTATAAAGTCTTTCAAGGAACCTGCCTTTTGAGCAAATTGAATCTTGAAATAATGCTTTAGACCTTCATATACTAAGCTACGCTCCATAATTTCAGGCATTCTAAAGACATCTGAATTACCACCAGAAATAACACTGACCACATTTTTACCCTTAATATTTTCGGCCAAAATATCAAGTGCGCATAGAGATAAAACTCCAGCCGGTTCAATAATATATCCACATTCGTTATACATTTGTAGAATCTTTGAGCATACATGTCCTTCATCAATTAGAAGCATATCATCTAGATTATCTTTACAGATGGGAAAGTTCAAGGCACCAACTTGCTTTACAGAGGCCCCATCGACAAAGGTATCAATTGTGTCAAGACGTTTAACAGAACCATTTTTGAGTGACTCATACATTGATGGCGCACCTAGTGGTTCAACGCCAACAATCTTCGTCTTAGGTGATACTTGACGAATATAAGCAGACACACCGGCAGCCAAACCACCACCTCCAACAGGTAGAAACAAATAGTCCAATGACTGTGTTCTAATCCACTGTGACCAAAGCTCATAACCCACAGTAGCCTGTCCCTCAATGACTTTTTCATCATCGAATGGATGAACAAAATCTATACCCTGTTCACTGCTATAGCGGTTTGCTTTAGCAAAAGATTCGTCAAAATTGGCACCCTCTAGAAAGACAGATACATAAGACCCACCAAACTGCTTGACCTTATCAATCTTCTGTTTCGTCGTAATCTTAGGCATGAAAATATCACCCTTTATACCTAGTTTATTACAACTAAATGCCACACCCTGAGCATGATTACCTGCTGAGCATGTGACTACCGATTTTTTACCAAGGTCAGATAAAACAGACATCTTGTTATAAGCCCCACGTAGTTTATAGGAACGGACAAGCCCCAAATCCTCCCTTTTTAGAAAGACCTGAGAACCATGGCGTAAACTTAGTTCACGGTTCACTTGTAGTGGTGTATGTTCACAAAAGGCACCTAGTCGCTTACTAGCCAACACGATATTAGAGAGCTTTGGATAATAGGATGTCATTAATGAATACGTACAACAATAGTACTCTATCAATTTTAATTACATATACCGTCAAATACTTAAGTTAAGAACATACACTAAATGTTAACATCGCAAAACTATCTAAAACCCTATAACACTGAATACATTATTCAGAATGATAATTGGTCTGTATGGTTACGGACGTTTCGGTAAATTTCTATGCAAGTACCTTGAAGAATATAATTTTGATGTTATTGTCACTTCTGTTGAAGAAGTCTTACATAGAAATTATGTGGATGAAAACACCTTCTTCCACTCTACAATGGATATGGTTATTTTTTGTAATTCAATAAATAGCTTTGAAGAAGTTATACATAAAATTAAAGAAGCAAATCCAGCTTTTTTCGACGACAAACTCATAGCAGATGTATTAAGTGTCAAGGAATTTCCTCTCAATGTCTATAAAAAATACAATATCACACAAAATATACTATTAACACACCCTATGTTTGGTCCAGATAGTGTAACACATGGCCATTTTTGGAAAAATAAGAAATTTGTGTATTATGTAATAAATACCAAATTACATACAACATACAATAATTTTATGGAATTTTTAACAGCCTCACAATGCGACCTAATCTTCATGCACCCTAGTGAACATGATAAGTGTGTTGCCAACAGCCAATTTGTAACTCATTATGTGGGACGCTCACTAAAAGAACTAAATTTAGAGGAAACACCCATAAATACGCCCAGTTATGAAAATTTATTAAATATAACCAAAACCACGACGAATGATTCCTTTGAATTATTCAAAGGTATGGCCTTAAAAAATTCATATACAACACCAGTTATAGATGACCTAGTATATTCAATATGTAAACTAAGAACAACCTTACATCCACCCACAAATATCTACTCCGCAACCAGTGCTATAATGAACAAAATTAAGGCATCAGAAAATAAAAATATGATTAATGCAGCAATAGGTGTACCATCTTGGGGCCCTGATACCTTATTTGATAATAGTTATTCCTTGAGCGGTGGAAATCCAAAGTTAAAAACAGCACTAACAGAATTTTTTGACAACAGGTTAAACACTGCAAATATTCTAATCACACCAGGTGGTAAGCCAGCCTTACATTATGCTATATCAGCTTACACAAACATTGGAACATCGTGGTTAGTACCCGCCCCTTATTGGGTTTCGTATCCAGACATGATAAAATTAGTGAATGGTCAAACGATAATAATTGAAGGTGATATCAAAAATAACTGGCTTTTTGATTTAGACAAGGTCGAAGAGTACTTCAAGATGGAAAGAGTAAATGGTATTATCATCTGTAATCCTAATAATCCAACTGGTCTCTTATATCCAAACGATTTTCTAAAAAAACTAGTAGCTATTACCGATAAATATAATAAAAAGCTAATTGTAGACGAAGTGTATTTACCACTTATTGTTTCAAATAATCTAGATTACAAGGATTCATTGTATTTTAGTAGTCCAAACAATGTGATTGCCGTATGGAGTTTTTCTAAGGGATGGGGTATACCAGGTTGGCGTGCCGGCTTTGTATTGGCCCATGAAGAGACTATTAAAAAATTAACAGGAATACAGTCAACAATCAATACTTGTGCTGCCACAAGTTCACAAGAAATCGCCTTAGAATTAGTAAAAAATAAGTGGCTACCCATAGAAGATTTTAAAAAGATAGACCAATATAAAAACAGACTCATTGATATATATAAGAAAAAGGGGTGGTCAGTACCAAATAACCCAATTACTAGTATGTATTTATTTCCTGTAAATTATAATATATGTATAAATACATATATAGATAAATTATTTGATAAGGACTTGGCAATTATTAGTGGAGAACCATTTGGTAACAAACATGGTGTGCGATTAACTATATATAACGATGATGAAATAATGGAAAGATATATAAAAATTATTGAAGAAAACACATGACATTAAAAGTTTGCAAGATAAAATACAATAGAGAGAGTGATTCCCATTGACAACCCAAATAGAACATAAATAGTGGGTGCAGTATAGTCATGTACTACTACAGGAACATCTGGCTTATCATAGTTAGTGGGTGAAAAGTTCAGCATGTTAACCAAACCAGCCGTCCAAACATCGCTTACATCATTCTCATCGTAGCGGAAGCAATGAGGATACTGAGCACTCATTAGATAATAGAGATTAGTCTTCGTCATAAGACGAATACCATCAATCGTATTATTAGTAAGGTAGAAGAGGCGTGTCTTATTTAGAAAGCCGGTAGTAACAGGCCTATTCTTCTTGATTCGTAGAAGGAGCTTATACGCCTCAGCCTTACGACTATCACTTGCATAGGACTCAACCGATGATTCAATCTTCTTCTCAATATTACTTAGGGTTGCCAGCTTTTCCAGAGTCCGAAAATCAGCAGTATGCAGGTCAATAGTCTCACCCATGGACTTCAGAATCTTGTCTGTCGCCTTAATAAGACGCCCAAGCTTATACGAACCACTGTAAAGAGTAACATCATCATAAATTTCGGGCATTGTTTATTTACTTGTTTTTATAAGTCTTATCAAAACAAATTAAGAATCAATTTTATAGGAATTGTCATTATTTTTTATCAAAATAGTATACTAAACCCAGTAATCCAACAACGGCATAGCAAGTAAAACAAGAGCCTCCACCTTGCTTTTTACCAGCCTTTCGTGTATAGCCGGGTTTCATTGCCCTTAACACTTACCGCTAAATATTTAAGATAAGAACACCCTTTAGTGTGTTCTTAACTTAAGTATTTTACATTGTTACTAACATACCAAAGTTAAGTACTCCCCTGATTGGGAGTACTTAACTTTTTGGTATGAGACGTTACCAACGTTTTTCACAATGACTATTGTGATTGCCTGGACAGTAGTCTTCTTGTCTAAACCCCTGTTCCTGTTTACAACAGAGACCATCATGATTGTCACGCGCTACACTTAGACGTCTACCTGTTAACACATCCGTATATTGACCACAAAATTTCTTACCACATTCCCAACACCAAGACTTACCACAACCACCACCAATATGAAATTGACCACTAGTTTCAAGTCCGCATGAAAAAATGTAATTGCAAGCAGCATCTTTTAAGCACCAACGTTCACACCAGGGGCACTGTTTAGCATCTATACTACCGGACTCTTTCATTATACTAATATAATATTATTATTCGTAACAAACTGGACACCGTGTATGATAGTACATATCCCCATCATCAAGATTTATATGTTGATAGCAATCAAAACACGCAATATGATTACAGTCCAGTTGCATCATGTACCTATAATCGTCGCAAATAGGACAGCACTCTTGTAGGTCTAAAAAGTCCTCCTCATCAATATCATTGTGATTATCCCCCTTCCAACACATCTTGAGGGACCAAGCACAGAATTTTTCACGACAGTGTAAAAATCGATTACACTCAACTAATTTACAATTAAATACACACTCTTTTTGACAGTAACCATAGAGTCTATTTTCTTCGGAAAGGTCAAGATGTAATCCATGAGAGCATGTACATATGTCCTTACAAAGACAATAACACAATGTTAAACAGGTTCCATCGCCAGGGCACCCCATTATTTTATAAAATATAAAATTTACAGCCAAATTTAAACATAACAATATCTAAGGACTAATTAAAAATAAATAGTAATGGACAAAATAGAAGATACAAATATTGTTTCGTTTGAACCCTTACTAACACCAAAAGAACTGAAGGATGAATATGTTCTTGATGATTCAACAAAAACACACATCATAAAGTGGCGTCAAGAAATCGATGATATTATACAAGGTAAGGATAAACGACTCCTAGTAATTATGGGTCCGTGTTCTATCCATGATATAAAATCAGCAATTCAATATGCAGAAGAATTAAAGGAATTACGTCAAGTATTTAGTGAAAAAATTTTCATAGTCATGAGAGTTTACTTTGAAAAGCCACGTACAACCATAGGTTGGAAAGGGCTTATTAATGACCCCAATTTGGATGGAACCAATGATATTAATCAGGGATTAAGAATAGCCCGCAAATTACTCCTAAAAATCAATACACTTGGCATACCGGTAGGTTGTGAATTTTTAGATGTGTTTACGCCTCAATATCACGCTGACCTAGTTTCATGGGGTGCAATTGGTGCACGTACTACGGAAAGTCAGCTTCATCGTGAATTAGCATCGGGCTTATCCATGCCGATAGGTTTTAAAAATGGTACAGATGGGAATATTGATATCGCGACAGATGCCATTCTTTGCGCCCAAAGCTCACACACATTTTTAGGTATTAATGAAGATGGTCAGGCCTCCATAGTAAAAACCAAGGGTAACCAGTCTCTTCAAATTATTTTGCGCGGTTCTTCTAACGGACCAAATTATGATTATGTTCATATTAAAAAGGTCAATAAAAACCTACAATCCAAACACATAACAACCCGTATCCTTGTTGATTGCTCTCATGGGAATTCAGGTAAGGACTACAAGAATCAGCCCGCTGTTGTCGAAGCAGTCATGAACCAGATAGAAAATGGTGAAACAAATATATGCGGATTTATGATAGAATCACATTTGAAAGAAGGTAGTCAAAAGCACAGTACCGAAAATGGTAAGGTTGGTCTAGAATTTGGAAAAAGTATTACAGATGCCTGTGTTAACTTACAAACATCATTCTTAATGCTTAAGCGTATGATGAGTCCAAATTTTAACTATTTTTAATAAAGGATTTTAAAATTATAAAAATTTATCATTTATACTTGACATTAATATTCTTTTTATATAATATATAAAATGGAAAGAGGCTTAATTATGTTATTACATTCTGTAATAATTGGAATTATACTTTATTTTGTCATGACATTAGGATTGGGACAACAGAATCTTGTTGCAGAAAATAGAAGTATTTTAATATCAAGTTGTATATTAATTTATATGATACTTTTTGGTCATGGATTACCAACAAAATTAAATAAACTACTCTAAATATTACTAATCCCGGTAATAATGTAATTTCAGGTAAATTCTTAACTTAAGTGTTTGACATGGTATTACACGTTATAAGACATTAATATTCAATACAATCTTCATCGCTTTCATCGCTTTCATAGATAACGTTCAACTGAGCTCCTTTCGAGTAAGGTTGTCTAATCTCAAGACTATTCATAAAATTACAAGCATCCCTAAACAAGGACACGCTATACGTATTATTTCGTTTTAGAACTTCGTCGCGCACCATCATTGTCATTATACCCATGAGATTCAGACCCTTTCTGTCAAATCCGCAACCCAGAAAGACATCGGTGCCAGCATGATAATAAATATGGAAATCGCTCAATGTTCCTATCATCATCCGAAGGTCCATGTTTTGATTGAGTCTTGCACTAATACCACGCATAAGAATTTTTACGGTCTGCTTCCAATTATAGTGTAAGATGTGATTTTCTGGACTACCAGACTTATAGCCTTGCTTGTGCCCATACACAATATTAAGACCCTCACACGATTTGATTGACAAGATACTTTTCTGCATAGCGCTGTTGTCGGATGCCAAGTAGTAATAATAGTAATGGAGCAAGGTATTAAAATAGGTGTCACGAAATGAAAACCCGCGATTTGATTTCATAGAAAGCAGTCCATATAGTCCCTCATTTCTATGAATAATAGTAATATCCTTTTGCTTTTTAGCTGTTTTAGATAGATTTTCCATCTAAAACAGAGTAGGCGTTTTGAATAGCTCATTATAAGTTTATAGCGATTTCATTTTTTTAGAATGCGTCTTCTAGTCTTACGTTTACGGCGTCCTGCGGCAGGTGCCACATTTGTCATGTTTAATTGTAAAAGTGCACCTTCTATAGCCACACGATTTGCATGAGTTAAATTAGCGTAAGTTAGCATTTTATTTAATGATTTTATAGCACCTTCTTTAGCGTTTGTTTTAGGCAAGCCTTCGGGCATAGTTCTAATTTTAGAAATTGTACCTGTTGATAAAAAGTTATCGACATAACCATTGATTCCACCAAAAATTTTAATATTTTTGAGAAACATAAATTCGCTGACCTGATCACCGGATAGGCCACCGACTATATATAGAATATCGTCGTAATTCAGACTACGAAGTTCTTCTACGCTCAATTCCTCAACTAACTCTAATACAGCATCAAACTTAGAAGGCATTACTAACATACCAACACATAATAAATAGACCTTTATTCTGTAAAAATGTGAAACTACCAAACACAATAAAGCAATAAAGCAATAAAGCAATGGACTATTCTAAGATGAAACTATCAGAACTACAGGCGCTTGCCAAGGAACGCAAGATTAAGGGTTATAGTGGTAAAAATAAGAATGACCTGATTGCTCTTCTAACCCCTGATGAGCAAATGCCAAGCAATATTATTGAAGAAACACCAAATACAAATCTTCGTATGATTGACCTCTTTGCTGGCACCGGAGCCTTTACGCACGCTTTTCAGCAGACGGGCAAGGTGACCTGTGTCTTCGCCAATGATATGGTAGAAGCATCGAAGAAGGCCTACGACGCCAATTTCGGCCAGAGCCATAAGTTGACACTGGGCGACCTAAATGATATTAAGGTGGAAAATATTCCACCACACGATATCTTGACGGGCGGGTTTCCCTGCTTTGTAGCAGGTACAAAGGTTCTTACCGACTCAGGTTACAAGAATATTGAGGACGTTGACCTAAGTGACCGACTCTTAACACATACAGGTAACTTTCAGAAGATTCTAAATCTACAGCAAAAGACAGGTGCCACTGACCGTAATTCTGTCAACATTGTCAACCATCCTTATCCAATTCACTGTACCAGTGAACACCCTTTCTATGTACGTGACCAGACCAACGATGAACCGAAATGGGTAAACGCAAGCAATCTTACTGTCAACCACTTTTCTGGAATGACAATCAATAAGGATTCTATTATTCCAACTATTAATAGCGTATCATTAAATAATCCAGACCAGTGGTTCACCATGGGCTACTTTCTAGCGTGTGGCTATCTTGATTCTGGTAAACAGGCTGACGGTCAACAGAAAAACAAGATTCAATTCACAAAAAGCGGTGCTGTGAACAGTATTTATATTGGGAACGTCCTAAATTTGGATGAAAATAATTCGTGTCATAATCCATCTTGGACTGCTATTCTAAAGGAATTTGGTAATTATATGTATGATAAAAAGATTCCTGAATGGGTTCACTCAGCTCCCATACAGTATATTCAACGGTTTATTGATGGGTTTGAAAATGCTAGTAATAATTCCTATACTACACTATCGGAAAATAGTGCATTTGGTCTTCAAAGGCTTTATCTTAAGCTTGGTAAGGTTGTATCTATTGATATTTACAACCCAAACCTAAGTCCTATGGCGTACACAATAACAGTGAACCAAACAAATGAAGATGTCTTTATTGAAAATTCATATGCTTGGTTTAAGATAAAATGTAATACGCTGGTAACAGGTGAACCGCAAACTGTCTACAATTTCGAAGTAGAAAATGACAACAGTTACTGTGTAGAGAATGCGATTGTCCACAACTGTCAACCATTCAGTTTGGCCGGTAAGCAGGAGGGCTTTCAGGACCCACGCTCTAATGTCTTTTGGAAGATTCTACAAATCATCGACCACCATAAGCCCCGCTGTGTTGTTCTAGAAAATGTCAAAAATCTTGTATCGCACGACGATAACAAGACCTTTGAGACGATTAAGAAGAATCTTACCGATAGAGGCTATCATATTAAGTTTAAGGTCCTAGATACTGCCAAAATCACCGGTATTCCTCAGCACAGAGAGCGTATCTACATTGTATGTATGAAGTCCAAGGAAGCACTAGATAAGTTCAGTCTGGATTTTGAACCCAAGGCCAAGGCTAAGATTTCCTCCATGCTAGAGACCACATCAATTCCAGATAAGTATTATTATACATCTGCATCATCTACATGGCCCCTAGTAAGTGAATCCGTTACAAAGAAGGACACAATTTATCAGTACCGTCGTGTCTATGTGCGTGAAAATAAGAGTGATGAATGTCCTACGCTGACGGCAAACATGGGTGGTGGCGGTCACAATGTTCCATTAGTTCTAGATAATAAGGGTATTCGAAAGCTGACACCCCGCGAATGCTTTAACTTCCAGGGCTTTCCTCAAACGTACAAGCTTCCACCACTGGCTGATTCAGGACTCTATAAGCTTGCAGGGAATGCAGTATCAGTGCCTGTGGTAACCCTGATAGCTGACCGCCTTGTGCCCTTGCTATAAGCTCTTGATATAGTTCATATAAAGCATGGTATAAAGTTCATTATGAATCGGCATTGTCTTCACCCCATTTATCATAATAGGTTTTGGTTGCCCATCGGCTTTTTGACACACATACAAAGGATTCCAGAGTTCATATAATTTGAACTGCATTCCATCCGCCTCTAAGATATCTAAAAATTTATAACCAAAAGGTTTTATCATGTTATAAATATTGTTTCCGCTCCAGATAGTATTTGGACTAGTACCATCTATATTGTGTTCTGCGTGAAATATGGCAGGTCGTGGTTTTCCAAGGTCTTTATCATGTCGTCTTAAACAAGAAAGCTTAATAATTCGATAGTATGTTGCATGTATTAGATGATGCGATGGTGTTTTCTCAATGGGGTCTCCACGTTGCCAATCTTTCGTCACCCTTTTAGAATAATCAATAAAAGATAGATATTTTAGAAAGTAATTACTATACGGAATTTCTTCCAATGATTCTTTTAATTTCTCCAGATTCTTGTTATATTTACCGTTATCACCCTCATTAGATTTATTTAGAAAATGCGATATTTTTAGTACATATTTGCTTTCTAAACAGTACTGATTGATTATATGCCATAATTCGCGCGCATTATTTTGTTTCGTATCTTCAGGGTCGTAAGGTGTTTCAAGAAGTCGCAATTCTGCCTACAAAAGGAGGAGCTTTTGATTGTAATTAATAATTTTTCAAAAATTATTAATTACTTACCGTCAAATACTTAAGTATGAGACGTTATATAAATCACTAACCACGCCCTTAGCTACTCAAGGCGTGCCAGAATTCATCCTTTATGATGTATTTAGTAGTGATACCACCGTACTTATTTGCAGTTTTTTGTACATCATAAAATTCGTGTCCATCAATGGAACGAATCATAGCGGTGACAACATGTCCATCAATAGGATAGTTTCCATCGTCGTCAGGATTGGACAAGGCTATATGAGCCTCTGAAGCTTGTTTTACTAAGGTCTTAGGCCATGATTCATTGGGTTTAAAACGGATTTCGTAAAGTCTGGTTTCTTTGTTATATGTCATTTCACCTTCGCCATCAACAGCAAACGGCTCTAGGAAGTCATTAAGGTATCCATTTTGAGTGTACCAATCAATGATTCCTTTTCCGTTCAGTTTCTTTTCGGGAGACGCATCCATTGCAATGACAACGTACATACTCTTCTTTGGGCTATTTTTCTTGGTATTTTTTACGACAGGTGTGACGGCCTTCTTTGGTGGGCTGTTCTTCTTGGTATTTTTTACGACAGGTGTGGCGGCCTTCTTTGGTGGGCTGTTCTTCTTGGTATTTTTTACGACAGGTGTGGCGGCCTTCTTTGGACTGTTCTTCTTTGTCGCCTTTTTGGCAGCAGGTTTAGCGGCGGCCTTCTTTGTATTGTTCTTCTTAGTCGCCTTTTTGGCTACAGGCGCCGTGGGCTTATTCGCAGGCTTAGCAGCAGGCTTTACGCCGGGCTTTTTCTTAGGGCGACAGGCCTTTAATGAACGATTGTAAGTCTCTCCAGACGGGCAAGGGTGAGGCATTATATGTTATTATTATATTTTAATTATACAATCACACAACATGAAGAGTGTTTTTTAGAAACAGGGAATGAATCAAACATACTCTGAATACCGTTTGCAAACGCGTAGGGTGAATTGCCACCAATACCTGTACCATCAAGATTGGCGTCCCACGTCATCACACCGGCCAGTTTATTTGTGCTGGCAAACGTAGCCAAGTTCAAAGCATCTTGAAGACTCAACACATGCGCCATATCGTCAGAACCTGGCATAAGACCCAACACAATTTTGGCTGGTGAAACCTGCCAATTATTTATATAAAAATCCACATCCCACATAATCTGTTGACTGTATGTTTTAGCCTGGTCAACCCACAAATCATATTCCATAGGTTGCCATACATTGAGATTGCCTATGGTCAGGTTGAGCAAATTCTGTTGGTACATGCCTGAACCCCATGCTTGGCCAGGAGTTGTCAAACTAATGTACAATCCATTATTTAAACTGCGTAAACTATTCATCAGACTGGCAGCCTGCATAGCAAAGTCGGCAGGTACGTCAGCATAATTATCTTCAATATCAAAGTCCACACCGTCAAATCCGCAAGTATTTAGCACTGTATTAATGTTAGAAGCCAAAAAACCAGGTTGTGAATACAAATCAGAACCGGCAAACTTGTACGTTGCTCCACCAATCGATAAACTGACCTTACTACCTGCACTATGGACCAAGGCAGTAAAGGCCTTGACATTTTCCAAAGTCATATTGTTCAGTCCAGGAATATAAGTAGTTGAATTAAAATTAAAGCTAGCAAAGGCCAAAATAACGCGCGTTTCTGGTTTCAACACTGAATTATGAATCATATCTTGAACCTGTCCTACAGGGTCCTTGTCCCAGCTTGTAACGTAGGTAGTAAAGGACGTGCTCATTTTCTACTAATAAAAACATACAAAATCCTTATGTCGTTGCTCTTACCGTCAAATACTTAACTTAAGAACACCCTTTCAGGTGTTCTTAAGTTAAGTATTTGACATGGTTACTATCATACCGAATTTAAGTACTCCCCTGATTGGGAGTACTTAAATTCGGTATGAGACGTTAGGTGCCCAAAGGCCGACGACCTGTAGTAAAATACTCCTTCTGCATTTCATACGAAGCTAGATGATGAATTGCATGGACAGCCTCCAGTGCCTCCATATACCAAGTCATATCGGTATCATCGTGACCCAAATCCCACGCAGCCCCAAATTCCACCATCAGAATAAGCGCCTTCATCGCGTCCTTTGTATAAGGCATACGATTCGTCTTTGCAAAAGTTGTGCTAGTTGGCCAGCGCTCAATTGGAACACACTCATCATCACTAATGCCAATTACAAAGCCCCATGATTCAATCCAGAACGACGTATTTGAATCAATGACCTTGGGAATCAGCTTGATAACATTGCTATAGGTGTACTCAGTAAAGCGACACTGGTTCCAGAAAATAGTGTAACCCATTGTTTTTGAATAACCTTTTTGAAAATAAAATACATCAATTTTTTATTAAAATATTCTTCTATTATAAATGGTCAAGACGCGTAATAATAAGAACAGTCGCAAGCAGACACGCAAGCAGAGACGTGGAGGTTATACCACAAAAGCAAACGCGTATTTAACACCCGGTTATGGTGAATTGCTAGAAATCAACAAAAATCCTGATGATGAGAGAAGTTTAGATATCTTTAATTTTATTATTCAGCGTACCAGAAATAAACAGATGGCTGCCAACCCGCTACTCTACTATTCCAAACTAAGAGACACTGTTCCCGATGAGAAGAAACAAAAAAAGGAGTTTATGGATTTTATATTGTCTTTACCTGATTATACTGTACCAATGCCCAACGATTATGTACCAACAAGTTTTCAACACAGAGAGTTTCTATTACAAAAACTTGTAGATAAACGTATCAAATTGTACGATGCCTTAGTGGCCCAGGAAAAGATGAAAATGGGTATTCCAAATGTAAAACCTGCGACACCGCAAGCTAAACCCGTAGCTCCACTTGTGAAACCAGTACCAGCCAAAAAGAAGGGCTTCTTTGGTTTCTAATACAACCGCATATTGAAAAATACACACTATGTGAAATACTTATATTAATTATCCAATAAAGGTTAATTAATATAATTAATTACGAATAACATTGTACTCATGCGATTGTGATATAATAGATTATTGCCAAATTTACAAAAATAAAACCCAATATAAGATATGCCAAAGCTATTTGTTTACAGAATTGTTAACGATATAGGTGTAGCACCCCATATATCAAAAAATGGCATTTTGACTCTTACCTTATGTAAACCAGGCATTCGCAAATCCGCCAAAGTAGGTGATTATGTACTTGCTCTAGTAGCTCTTCAACACACTAAAATAACTGGTACTAACCCCGATAGATTTTTCAAGGCTGCCTATTTATTTAAGATTACTGAAATAACAAATATGTTGGAATATGAATCTTGGTGCCAAATCCACGCGCCAGATAAAATATGTACCGAAAATGCTTTTGAAGGTAATTGTCAATATGATAAGGAAGGTAAATGGAGATATGGACCCCATAATGAATCTCATAAAGAGAGAAATTTAGGCGGTAAATTTGCACTAATATCCACACACTATATACCTTGGACATCTGCTAAACCCTATACCTTAACACCTGAAACAATGGAGCATATTGGCCTTGATGAAAATCAAGTAAAAACAGCTACACGTAATTATTTTACAGTATCTCTTGTTTCTGAAGTACAGATACAGGCTCTTGAAGAATTAATTGCTAGTAATAAGCCCAAGAATATAGTAAAATGTACTGGTAAGAGCTGTAAAATAGGCGGTGAACGTAAGACACTTAAGCAAAAAAGAAAAAATTGAAATAACAGCCATTATTAAAATGGCACCTAAGCCCACACCGAAGTCAAAGAAGACTAAGATGTCAACAGTTACTAACAGCAACAACAAGAAGGTCAAGGCCGACCTTGTCGACAACTACACGGCGGAAATCCTTCGCGACCGCTTCAAGGACTACAAGACCAGCTCCATGCGTGTCCAGACCATTAACCAGACCACCGGCCTCAACATCCGCAATGCCAATCCGCCTGAGGACATTACGGAGAACATCGTGAAGTTCATCATCCGCAACAAGAAGGGCGACCAGACCTGTATGTGGGCCAAGTGTGTAAATAAGAACGGCGACCTGTACTCCGATGTGGAGCACATCCAGGAGGTCAAGGCGCTCACTTCCGACGGTCCGTGCAGCTTCGGCCCGAAGAAGAAGTTTGACGTGATTTACTTCTTGGACATGCGCGACTGGCTCAATGACAAGCTCATTCTCTGGTGTTTCAATCTAACCAATGAGTCGAAGGAGTGGAAGGGCCTCAAGATGAACGCCACGCAGACCCATGAGGACCAGAGTGCCCAGGGTCGCCGGCCCCACATCGGCTTCGATAAGATTTACGAACAGCTCAAGGACCACTGCACGAAGGTGTATGAGGGGACCTTTGAGGGCATCTTTACAGAGTAAGTGCAAGATAGCCTAAAATAACATAAATAAAAATACAACCGTTTTTATTTACGTTTTTATTTACGTTATTAGTTCCCGAATATAGAATTATAATAATAGAGGGATGCCAACAGACGATGAGGAGCTGGCTCAAATTAATGAGAAATTAGATAAAATTAAGACAAGTCAATATAAAAAATATGTCGGTGATATA